CTAACCCTGATGATATATTCTTTGGTATGAATGTAGGTTGTTTAATAAATCAAAAGTCTATGGCTTTTTCATATGCGAAAAACTTTAGAACAAGATTTATACTTGGCTGTGGAATAATACTAAATGGAATACCAAGACTTCTTCCTATGGTATTAGATAAAAATGGTAACTGGATAGGAGAAATAGTATGACAGATGATGAACAAAAAATTGATCCATTATATTATCAAGCAGGGAAATGTACTTGTGGTAAGATATTACAAACATATGATTATGTAAGACATTTACCTTATGCTGATGCAACAGCTATAAAATATATTACTCGTCATAGAGATAAAGGTGGTTCAATAGATATTAAAAAAGCGATTTGGTTTTTAAAAAAAATACTAGCAGATGAGTATAAAGAAACCGAATAAACCTATAGTTGTAGGAGATAAACGATATTACAAATATCTTATAATTTGGGAAGATATTGTTGGAGATTCAACAATTACAGATTACAATGAGTTTAATAATATGCATTGTGCATTAATACATACAGAAGCATATATATTTAAAAAGACAGCTAAATATGTGTATTCTTTTGGAAGCTATCAAAATGAAAATGGAGAAATAGGATTTGGGGATAGAAATATTTACCCTAGAAGTGTAATTAAAAAGATGTTAAGGATATAGTAAGAATGGAAGCAGAACAAAAAAATAAAGCCCTTATAGGTTTGGATAACTTTAAAAGAAGTTCTGATGACGAAGAAAAACTAAATAGTGCATTTACAGCATTGTTTGGTACTGACATTGGCATGTCGGTTCTCCAATACCTAAAAGCAATTACCATTGATTCGGTAGCTGGGCCTGAAATATCTGACCACGCTCTAAGACATTTAGAGGGGCAAAGATATATTGTTGGTTTAATACAGCGTAGAGTCAATAAGGGTAAAAGTCAAAACATAGTAAAGGAGAATAACAATGGCTGAAGAACAAACACAACCTGTTGAACAAACACAAGAACCTGTACAACAACAACCACAGGAGAATGTTTCACATGAAACGCAAGAAGCAACAACTACTGAACCTAGTCCTAGACCAGAATATATACCTGAAAAATTTTGGAATACAGATAAAGGCGAAGTTAATATGGAAGAATTTGGTAAGTCTTATACGAACCTTGAAAAGTATGTAGGTGGTAAGAAAGAAGAATTACGAGAACAAATTGTTGATGAACTACAACAAGAAGCAATAGCAGAAAGACCTGAGAAAGTAGAGGAGTATGAATTACCAAAACTTCCTGAGGGTGTTACTGAAGAAATAGTAAATGCAAATCCTATGACAGAATGGTGGAAAAATTTTTGCTTTGAAAATGCATATGACCAAGAAGTATTTCAAGAGGGTGTAAATAAATATGTAGATATGTATGTAGGAAATCAAATAGATGTAGATGCAGAAAAAGAAAAGTTAGGAGAAAATGCAGATGCAAGACTTGATGCAGTTAATAATTGGGCATCAACTTTTTTTACACCTGAACAATATGAAGCTATATCAGGAACACTTGGTCAAAGTGTAGATGGTATTGAAGCATTAGAAAAAATGATGAATGCTAATAAACAAACTATATCTAATGCACAAAACTTTACACAACCTGAAAGACCTCTTACACTAGAGGATGTTCGATCTATGATGAAAGATAAAAGATACTTTGATCCTAAAGAAAGAGATGAATCTTATGTGAGAAAAGTAGATGATGCTTTCGCAAGATTGTATCGTGGATAGGTTAGTAGTAGAAAAAACTACACCTGAACATTGTTTTGATCTAGCCCCTAGACTAAAATCTATTGATAGATATGAGTTAGCGTTATGGGGGCTTGATCCATTACTTGCTTTATTACAACCTTTTAGATTTGCTAGAAGAAAAAATATACATACATTCACAATTCTAACAGAATCTAAACAAGAAGTAGTCGCTATATTTGGAGCTGTACCTACAAAACATAATGAAAAAGTAGGTTCTATATGGTTCTTAGCATCAGATTTATTAGATAAACATTATAAATACTTTCTAAAAAGAAATAAGAAATGGCTATATTACTTAGAAGAAAACTATGATTATCTATGTAATTATATCACAGAAGAGCATCATACCAGTATAAGATGGTTAAAATGGCAAGGATTTAATTTTTCTAAACCTATGCTTGTAAAAAATGTAAAAGTGTTGTATTTCTATAAACGACTACATGATGTAGTCAAAATAGGAATGCAACCTGTTTTGAATGATCTCGGCCCAGCATGGAAAACTGAGTTAAGTCAAAAAAGATAATTGCTTAATTAACAACAACAACGACAAAAAGGAGGCAACATGAGTACATCTATTTCAACTGCTTTCATTAAGCAATTTGAGTCTGAAGTTCATATGGCTTATCAGCGTATGGGTTCAAAATTGCGTAATACAGTAAGGCAAGTAAATAATGTAAAAGGTAGCCAAGCGAGATTCCAAAAAGTCGGTACTGGTACTGCGGTGTCTAAGTCAAGACATGCACAAGTTCCAACTATGGATATCTCTCACTCTACTGTTGATGTTACGCTTTCAGACTTCTATGCGGCAGACTATGTTGACCGATTAGATGAATTGAAAACTAACATTGACGAAAGACAAGTCCTATCTCAATCTGCGGCGGCGGCTTTAGGTAGAAAAACTGACCAGACTATCATTGATGTATTAGATGCTGGATCAAACTCAAACAATGTAGCACATGGTTCTGCTGGATTAACTCTAGCAAAAGCATTTACAGTGTATGAAGCATTTGGTTCAGGAGATATACCTGATGATGGCCAAAGATACTTTGTAGTATCTTCTGCTGGTTGGGCTGATTTATTACAATTAGATCAGTTTTCTAGAGCGGAATATGTAGGGGAAGCACAACTTCCTTATGCAGGTGGCTTAACAGCTAAGAGATGGCTTGGTTTCATGTGGTTTACACACTCAGGTCTTTCAATTTCAGGAACAACTAGAGAGTGCCATGCTTATCACAGATCAGCATTAGGTACTGCTATGGGTTCTGAAATTAGAACTGAAGTGAACTACATTCCTGAAAAAGTCAGTAACTTAATCACATCTTATATGAGTCTAGGTTCAACTATGATTGATAATAATGGTGCGATCAAAGTACAAATAACAGAATAATAAAGGAGGTCTTACATGGCATATTCAGCAAGTAACTTGAAAAAGATAGCTGGTGGTGCAACAGGAATCTTCTATTATGATTCTGCTGACGCTATCGGAACGATTGTGGCGAGTGGCTACTTTAATAGTGCAACCAATGAACTTAAACAAAATGATGTTATCATTGCGGTAGGTTCTACTGGTGGTACTAGAACTGTAGATATTCTAGTGGTTTCATCAGCAACTGGTGCGGCTACTGTTACTACAATTAATGGTACATAACCAATAATGGTATGGGGGGATATTTACATTCCCCCATATCTAGTATAAGAATAAATAATGGCAGATAGTAAATTTGATATATGCAACAAAGCAATGGTATTAGTAGGTGCTAATACAATCACAAGTTTTACAGAAAATACAACTGAATCAAAAGTAGCTGGACAGCTATACGAAGCAACATTAGAAAATTTAATTACAAGATGCAGATGGAGATTTGCAACTAAACAAGCACAACTAAGTAAAAACTCAACTAACCCTGACGCAAGATATGAATCATCATATGCATTACCATCAGATGCATTAGTTATACACACAGTTACAGTAGCAGATGATGTAATAAAATATGATAGATATGGACAAAATTTATTTACAGATACTACATCTAGTGATACTGTTATTGCAGATTACACTTTCCAACCTAGTGAGAGTGATTTTCCTCCATACTTCAAACAGACGCTGGTTTTCGAACTGGCGTCTTTATTTGCTGGTGCAATAGCAAGAAACGATCAATTATCAGAATTGTATCACAAAAGATCAATAGCCCAATTAGCAATAGCTAAAGGTTTAGATGCACAAGCACAAACTACTAGAAGAATGGAAGTAGAAAGATTTAGAAATGTTAGAAATCACACAGCGTTAAGTGGAATAAGATAGGATGAACTATGGCACGACAAAGGGTTCATCAAGCTAGTTTTTTAAGAGGAGAACTTGATCCCAAAATATTATCGAGAGTTGATCTTGCCGCTTATGGTCAAGGATTAAAAAAAGCTAGAAATGTTGTACCAGTTAATCAAGGTGGTATAGAAAGAAGAAGTGGTAGTGTTTATAGAGCAAACTTAGGAGCTGTTTCTAGGATAGAACCATTTATCTTTAATGCAACACAAGAATATATATTTGCTTTTCAAAACCAATCATTAAAAATTTATTCTACTAATGGTACTTTAGTAGCTACTTTATCATCATGCCCTTGGGTTACTTCTGAATTGTTTGAAATGAACTTTAGTCAATCAGGAGATAATATGATTATAGTACATGAAAATTTTGTACCACAAATAATTACAAGAGTAGGATCAACTACATTTACTAGAACTGCATTTGGTTTTGAACAAAGTCAAAATGGAGCTGACACATTTCAACCATATTTTAAATTTGCAGATGATAGTATTACATTAGATATTAGTACAGCTAGTGCAGGTTCAGGAGTAACTGTTACAGCATCTTCATCATATTTTACTTCATCTTATGTAGGTATGAAACTTAGATATCATGGATCAGAACTTACTGTTACTGGATATACATCAGCTACACAAGTAACAGCAACATTAGAAAAAGATGTTGAAATTGTTTTAGATGAAGATCCATTTGCATCAAGACAAGGATCAGGAGAAGTAACTGTAACTCATGTACAACATGGATTTACTACAGGAGCAAGTATAGGTATTAGTGGAGCAGAAGATATTTTTGATTCAGATGGTAATGGTTTAGCGGCAGGTAATCTTAATGGTACAAGAACTATTACAGTTATAGATGATAATCATTATAAATTTACAGCAGGTTCAAGTGATACTGCAACTGAATCTGTAGATGGTGGTGGTGTAAGAGTAGTAATATCAGGACATCCTCCTACTACACAATGGGATGAACAAGTATTTAGTGCAGTAAATGGTTTTCCAAGAACAGTAACTTTTCATGAACAAAGATTATTTTTTGGTGGAGTAACAGCTTTACCTGATGGAATACAAGCTAGTAAAGTAGCAGACTTTTTTAACTTTGATGTAGGAGATGCAGAAGATGCAGACTCAGTACAAATACAAATAGCATCAGATCAAGTTAATGAAATTAGACATTTAATATCTTCTAAGACATTAGAAATATTTACAAGTACAGGAGAGTTTTATCTTAAACCACAAGTATCTAAACCTATTACACCAACAGATATACAAATTATAAGACAATCAAGTTTAGGTGTACAAGAAAAAGCTATGCCAAAAAGATTTGATGGTGCAACTATATTTATACAAAACAATGGTAAAACAGTAAGAGAGTTTTTCTTTAATAGTGGTTCAGAGGAATTTACTTCAAATAGTATTTCTCTACTTAGCTCCCACTTAATAGATACACCTGTTGATTCCGCTACTATTACATCTATAGGAGAAAGAACTGAACAGTTTTACTTCTTAGTTAATACTGATGGAACAATGGGTGTATTTACATCACAACGAGCAGAAAAAATTGCAGGATGGGTTTTATGGACAACTGATGGAACATATGAATCTGTTGCTTGTACTACTGGTAATATATATGCTGTAGTAAAAAGAACTATAAATGGTAGTGATATTTATTATTTAGAACAATTTGCTAATACATCTTTTGATGTACCTACAGATTGTACTACAACTAAAACTATATCAGGATCATATCAACCACATGGAACACCATTATTAAATAGAACTGAAACAAAAACAGTTACAGTACAATCAGTAAGCGGTAGTAATAAATATTTTATAGATGGATCACAACAACCAACATTAAATTTAGAAGAGGGTAAAACATATATATTTAATCATCCATCTGCACATCCATTTAGATTTTCTACTAATGCAAACAATTCGCCATCAGCTCCATATACAACTGGGGTAACAGTAAATTCTAGTACACAAGTAACTATTACAGTAGCAACAAATGCTCCAACTTTATATTATTATTGTTCATCACATTCAGGTATGGGTGGACAAGCTAATACACCTGTAGTTACATCAACAACTATTACAGCAGATGG